GGTGGCATCCCAGCAGGGGCGCTAGGTTCAAGTGCTTTGTACCACACAGGAACAGCAGAAGTAAAACACACAGGCGGAATGATAGGCAACATACCATCTTACCACTCAGGACTAAGAGCAGATGAACGCATGGCTAAGTTGCAAGTTGGTGAAGCCGTCATTAATCGAAGCGGTGCAGCGAACAACCAAGACGCTATTAATGCTATGAATAGAGGTGAGAAAGTCGGAGGTGGCGGGAACACAACCACAGCAGAGATAATCTTTAACGTACAAGCTATAGACGCAGCATCATTTGATACATACCTAGCAACACACAAAAAGACAATCGAGGGCATTATTAGTAGTTCAATAGCTGGGAACGGATCCGTCAGAAAAGTTATAAAGCAGTCACTATAATGAACAATCTCACAACAACACTACTCACTAAAAATTCACGGTATGACACTGACGAAGCAGTAAAGCAAGGTGCATCAACCATGTTCGATTCTTCATCAGAGCAGAGAATATCAAGATATTCTCTGCCGTCACTTATATTAACTATCACCTATAAAGGATTAAGTAATGCAGAGTATCAAACATTAAGAGCAGCACTCGAAAGCAACTATGCAAACACATTTATACTAGACTTGGCCAGCGATATGGATTTAAGACCAGACTTAATGACTATAAATGCGTCTGTATGGGCTTTTAAAGACTTCTCTTTTACCAAGTATCCTGCAAGTTGTATCAACGGTCAGATAACGCTTATATCTTCTGTACTATTTAACTTCACAGAATACCAAGACCTTATGACTGAGAGTAGTACAAACACTCTAAATATAACAACGGATACTTCTTTTAAAACACTGTTGCAGACAACAAGTCCAAGAGCCGTAACTTATGGGTATCAAAATAACAGCATCTCTAGTAGCATTGGTATTTCACAGCGTCTAAACAAAGACAAAGGCGGGCTACAAAGAAAATACACCCTTACATGGCTAACAGAAGAAACAGAGTTCCTTGCATTGCTTCAATTTTACCGTAAACATTCAGGGATTATGGGGGAGTTTGGGATGACTGACTTTGATATAGATGATACGGTCTTAATCAATAGTAGATTCTTAGAAAACTCTATGACATATTCTAAACGGTTAGATGGACTATACGAAACAGAACTAAGCATCATTGAGGTGAAATAATGAAAACGATCACAACAAACGCAAGAAATAACAATGCATTATCAATGCTTCATCTGTTTGAGTTTACGCTTACTAATCTTGATGGCACACCGCATGAGGTAGTCTACTTGACAGACCATGATGTGTTTGTTCAGTACAACGGAAATACTTACACCCCTTTGTCTGTGACATTTGATAGGCTCACAGAAGATATTAGTATGCAGACAAACAATATTACAGTCACGATTGATAACGTATATCTAGCACTATCTCAGGCAGCACTAGGTTATGAGTGGAGAAAGAACCAGGCAGACATACACAGGGTTATGTTTGTACCTAATTCTGAAACTATCTCAGGTGACGTGTATGACTTTGGGTATGGTGATAATTTAGGAACAGGTACTTATCCAGAGTTGATATTAGCAGATACAACACTGAAAGATATTTACACGCTATTTTCAGGATATATTGGACATTTTAGCGCTACACAACAATCATTAACCGGAACGATCACAACCAAGTTTATACACTGGCAAAACCCGTTCCCTACGAGAACATTCGACCAAAAAGAGTTCACAAACATTATAGACACGATAGTTGAGACTGTCTATTGGGGCAGGAATGAACCATAATACAAAGGATATAAGATGATTAATTGCTTTACCTACACATTTAAGACACTAACAAGAGAAGGATATGAGTTTCCAAAAGAGTTTGGAGAATATTGTACCTCAGACTTAAAAGCCATTATCAGGGATTATCAGGCCATACTAGATAAGAATATCCATTACGCATATTTTGAAAGCTTTTGCGAATATGTGGACGAAGCCCAAAAGAATGACATTATTATTCATAAGCACGGAGTTGGAATAGCGGTCAATAGTATGATGTATGTAACTATCCTTCCAAACCCTATGCGTAGAATGTTACAAAAGATAGGCAAAGGATGCAAAGTAATGAGAATAGGCAAAGAATAATGGCAGCGTTAATAGCCCCACTAATTGTAACAGCAGGAGCCGCCATGGGTGTTTCCGTGAGTATAGGGGTTGCAACTTTTATTGGTCATGTTGTCGCGCTAGGTATCTCAATGGCTTTGGCTTCTGCGTTAAGACCAAACTTAGGTGATGTATCCATTGCCGGACAAGGTCAAGCACTAAAAACAAGCAAGACCAATGTCGGTGCAGTTCCGGTTGTGTATGGGGAGAATAGACTAGCCGGCAATATTATATGGCAAGCATCGAATGACTACAACGGGGGAACAAAAAATAAGGATTATTGGGCTATTGTCGCGATAAGTGATGGATATGCACACGACTTTCTAACACTAAGAGCAGATGAATATGAGATGGATAGCACTACAGAAGATATACACACTTTAGATTACCAGCATATACGCACATATGACACTTCTGGAACAGGAACAAATGTTGCAGATGTTGATTTTGTAACAGCATCTTCTGGTAACACTGAGCCAGGGAGCACAGTTTTTGGGACTACACCAGTTATCGCTAGTTCCAATGGGTCAAGTTCATTTAAACTCGTTGATGGCGATTTGAATACTTGGTGGCAACCAGCAACAACAACCAATGAATGGGTGAAGATAGTTAATAATGCGAATACCCCACTCCACTCTTGTAGGCTTTATCTTCCAAACTACGGATGGGACTACGGGACTGCCGTTTGTGTTGGTTCGGTTGTTATAAAATTCAAAGTACAATATTCTGATAATGGTAGTACTTGGACAGATGCAAGTACGCTATACACAAATTCCAATACATGCGGTTCTAGTTGGTATAATATAACAATAAACACTACCGCATCACACCTATATTGGAGGGTGTTGTTTACAGAAATAGCTGACTATTATAATTCTTATAGTGCCCCTGTGTTTGAAATAGATTATTCGACCGATATTGCCGTCTCTATAACTATCCCATCAGACATATCATACATGGCAGTTCATCATCTCTATGACGTAGATAATAATCAAACACTAAAAAACATCACCGCAGAAATACAAGGTAAAGAAATAGATACTTTTTCATCACCTGCGGTAACTCCCATGCTTAACTCTTATAATTCAAACCCTGCCTCAATAGTGTTTGACATAATGAAAACGACATTAAATATCACACAAGATGATATAGACGAGCCAAGTTTTTACGCAGCACAACAACACGCGATTACCAATGATTTATTTTGTAATATTGTATTTAGTGAGAAGCAAAACACAGACTCTGCAATACAGGCAGTGTTGGCAACAATGAGAGGTCACTTATCTTTCTCCAACAATAAATGGGTATTTATTTATGATGCACCAAGCACAAGTGTGGACACGCTAACAACAAGCGACATTATAGAAAATACTATCAGTATATCCAATAAGCCAAGTGCAGAAACAGCCAATATTATCACAGTTAGATATGTAAATCCAGATGATGAATGGCAAGTGGCAGAGGTGACAGTTCAAGATGATGCCCTTATCGCATTAGATGGGCAAGACATCGAGCAGATACTTGAAGTAAGGGGGTGTACCAACCAAGAACAGGCTACAAAATTAGCGCAACTCACACTTAACCAGCTGAGATACAGTGAGGACTCACTAGGAAATAGGATTAATCAGTCACCTTTAGATATTGCTTTTACAACCACGATTAAGAACGCGCACTTAGAACCTGGAGATGTAATCACTGTACAACATGACCTATTGTCATTTAATAGGAAGTTTAAAATAATCTCCACAGAAACAGACCAAAGTGGAGCTATAAGCATACAAGCAGCGGAGTACTGCGACACGCATTATGAAGATGCAAACGGAGTTGCAATTATCACGCGGGGTTTATATTTTGAGCCTAATTATATTAATAGCGATTACATTCAAGGAGAATAAATATGGCAATCACAACAAGAAGTGGTAAAGGTTCAGCACTCACACATTCGGAGATGGATGCGAACCTGAACCAAATACCAAATGGTGCTAATAGTAGCATAACAGATGATGGCAGTGGCATTGATGTTACTGGTAGTGTAAACGGACTAGAGATTAACACAACAACCACATCTAACATAGGACTAGGCACGAATGCCGTAGATAGTATTACTACTGGTGACTATAATGTAGGTGTTGGTGATAATGCTTTGAC